AAATGTCAGTACCCTAAAATACCTACCTGCGGTACACCAGCATCGGTGTCCGCGAAGACTTAGCAAACGTCATTTATGACATCAGCCCCACCGACACGCCTATCATGTCGTCCATCGGCAAGGCTCGTGCAACCCAGACCAACCACGAGTGGCAGACGGACTCTTTGGCAGCCGCTACGACTGCTAACGCCCTCATCGAAGGTGATGACGCAGCCGCTTCCTCGTTGGCTCCCACGACCCGTGTTGGCAACTTCACGCAAATCGTTGGTAAGACCGTTCAGGTTTCGGGCACGCTTGAGGCAGTAGACAAGGCTGGCCGTAAGTCTGAGAAGGCTTACCAGTTGGCTAAAGCCGCTTCCGAAATCAAGCGCGACATCGAGACAATCATCACGGCTAACCAAGCCAAGACCAACGGTACGGCTACTTCTGGCGCACGTTTGATGGGTTCGCTCCTGTCGTACATCACCAGCAACGTCAGCAAGGGTTCGGCTGGTACTAACCCAACTGGCGACGGCTCGGATGTTCGTTCGGACACCACAACCCGCACATTCCTTGAGTCCATGCTCAAGGACGTAGCACAGCAAATCTTTGAAGACGGCGGCACACCGAAGATGTTGGTTGTTCCTCCCGGACTCAAGGCAACTGTGTCTGGCTTTACTGGTGTTGCAGAGCAGCGTTATGTAACCGGCGCAGAGCCAACGACTATCGTTGCTGCCGCTGGCGCATACCTCTCGGACTTCGGTCTCATCAGCATCGTTCCTGACCGCTTTATGCGCTCACGCGATGCCCTGATGCTCGACTCCGAGTACGCAGCCCTTGCTTACCTCCGTCCTTTCCAGACGAATGACCTGGCTAAGACCGGCGACTCTGACAAGACTCAGATTCTTGCCGAACTGACCCTCGAAGTTCGTAACGAGAAAGCACACGGCGGTGTATTTGACATCAAAGCAGCGTAACTTGTGATAGAATCGGCGGTGGGTAATTCCCACCGTCGGTTTTGTGGGGTAAATATGCAAAAGTTGGGCGAAGAAGTAACGATAGAGGGTAAACGTACTTGGTTTGCGGACGGAGATGGCGGGCTTGTCATCAGGGACGAACAAAACGTCGCACCAATCCTAGAGGCTAACAAGGCTTCTTATAACCAGATAGACGAACGCGCTCGGTGGGGTGATGGTGCGCGGGTAGCGGAGATTCCCAATTCGGTCATTGCAGACTTGAATGTGAAGGGAATTATGAGGGGGTTCGCTGTGGTAGACCAGAAACGCATGAAGGCTTTTCTAAATGACCCGGCAAACCGTTTTTTACGGACAAGGCCGGGGAGACTTTAGTGGGCAAGATTCACGACAAGATTAAGCAAAAACAACAGAAAGCACCGTGGGACGATAAGAAAGTCGCCATTTGTATCCCTTCTCGTGGAGAGATGGAGATAGGAACGGCGTTTGACTTGGCGGTGCTATGTGCCTACGACGCAAGAAACAGGTCTGGACACCAGGCGGTTTACACGGTTGCCGGAACCCTGATATTTGACCAGCGCGAGAAGCTGGCGGCAGAGGCAATAAAAGAAGGTGCGGACTACATTCTGTGGATAGACGCAGACATGAGGTTCCCCAAGAACACGATAGAAGTCTTACTGGCGCACGATAAGCCCATCGTTGGGGTGAACGCCACGACGAGAACCTCGCCGGTCAGACCTACGGCAAAGAACCTAGAGATAGACTTTGAGAAGAAAGAGAATCATTGGATTCCAATCGTCTCTAAAGACAAGACCCACCTAGAGTGCGTGACCGCGATTGGTTGCGGGGTGATGATGGTCAAGCGGGAGGTGTTTGAGAACACTCCTAGACCGTGGTTTTGGTTCGAGAAGATACCTGGCGACAAGTTGCTAGGGGAAGATGTGTACTTCTGCATCAAGGCAAAAGACGCAGGATTCGATACTTATTTAGACCACAACCTGTCCAACGCAATCGGACACGTTGGGTCTTACACTTATTCATGGAACGACTACAATGGCCCTAGCGACTTTCAGCGACCTCCAGACATCGGTAGCGAACTACCTCGGACGGAGTGACCTTACCAGCCAGATTCCCGACTTTATCAGCCTAGCGGAGTTGCGCCTATCCCGCGACATTCGTACCCGCAGGATGCTCAAAACGGCCACGGCAACGATGACCGTGAACGACCCGACGGTAGGGTTGCCAAGCGACTTTCTCTCTATCCGCGATGTGTTTATTCAGGGGCTTCCGAGAACGGTAGTCACCTACACATCCCCAAGTATTTTCTCTAGCAACGCCCGCGCAGACCAGATTGGGCTGCCGGTGTTCTACACCATGCGTGGCAACGAGCTAGAGTTCGCGCCCAAGCCCGATAGTGCCTACGTCTTGCAGATGCTTTACTACTTCAAGCCCGCCGTACTGTCTGTAAGCAATACTAGCAACGAGTTCTTGGCTAACTACCCAGACGCGCTACTGTACGCAAGTCTCCTAGAGGCAGAGCCTTACCTGATGAACGACCCGCGTACACAAACGTGGTCGAGCCTCTACAACCAAGCAATTGCACGAATCAACACCTCCGACGAGGAGAGTGAGTTTTCTGGTGTTCCCTTAGTTATGACCGTTACAACGAGGTAATCAAATGGCAGAATTTAGCAACTACTTAGAGAACAAAGTCCTAGACCACGTTCTCCGCAACACTTCTTACACCTCTCCTACGACGGTGTACGTTGGACTCTACACATCTGACCCAACGGACGCTGGTTCGGGTACGGAAGTCTCTGGTGGCTCCTATGCCCGCCAAGCCCTGTCCGTGACCACGGCTTCGGGTGGAATCGTTACCTCTAGCGCGGACGTTACCTTCCCGCAATGCACAGCCTCATGGGGTTCCGTGGGCTACATCGGGATTCTGGACGCGGTTACTAGCGGCAACCTACTCATGCATACCGCGCTTACGACTGCCAAGACCATCGACACGGGCGACATTCTCAAGATTACTTCTGGCAATTTGACGGTTACGTTGGACTAAATGGCGTTACTGACCCTTGAAGAATTAGACCGCTTCGGGAGTCTCGACGATTTACCGTTCTCGCTAGACGCGAACTGGATGGACTGCGGGATACAAGGCCCGTACACGCTAGAGCAGTTAGACTACTTTAGTAGCAGTATCGACAACCTGGCATTTAGTCTAGATGACCCAATTTGGGCTTCTGCCGACACAGAGATATGCCTCATCTACGCCCCCCAGAACATCACGGGCGTGGGTACTGTAAACGCTATACCTCAGTTCTTTGAGACCGCCCAAGCCCTGATTACGGCTAACGGACAGGTCTCGGCAGATGGTACGAGATTGCGTACGATTGAGGGCGCGGTTGACAGTACGGGAACGGTCTCTGCGGACGGCACAAGAACCAGACTCGTAGGGGCAATAATTACCTCTGCTGGCGATGTTGTTGCTTCTGTACAACGCACAAGATTTGTGGATGGTAGCGTCTCTGCCAACGGGCAGGTAAGCACGACAGCCAACACTACTGCAAGCGCGGTTGGTAGTATCTCTGCGGTAGGTTCGGTAAGTGCGCTTGCGGCGCGTCTACGGGACGTTGTAGGGGCTATAAACGCCTCTGGTGACCTAGTAGCAGACGCGGTAAGACTTCGCCTTGTAGACGGTTCTATAACCGCAGAAGGGTTCCTAACCGCCAACGCAGGGTTTGAGTTCGATGTCCACGGCGATGTCGTGGCGACAGGCACTCTGACGGCTCTGGCGGGGATTATTTACACAGTTTCAGGGCAGGTGGCAAGCAACGCACAGCTTACCTGCACGATGTACAAGTTCGGCGAGGAATGGGTTTTAGTACCTGACCAACCAAATACATGGTCTGCCATCAGTATCCAGAGCGACACATGGACACAAGTAACCACGGGTTCGGACACATGGACACCTATTCCTGACCAAAGCGACGTTTGGACACAACAATCTTCGGGAAGTAACACATGGCAATAACAAGAGTTACCTTTGGAGAGTGGCTACCTGACCAGCCAGGGGTTATCGGTGCGCTGACAACTGCTAAGAACTGCTTCCCCAAGGCGGTAGGCTACGGCCCGTTCCCGCAAGAAGTGGACTATTCTGATGCCGCACCGCAAAACCTAACGGCTGCGGCTGCCGCCAAGGACACGAACAGTATTACAAGTATCTACGCCGCCGGAACCACTCGGTTATTCAAGTTGGATACCTCTGACTTCTCTTGGGACGACATTTCTGCCGTGACTTACAGCGGAACGTCTGGGTGGAAGTTCACGCAGTTCGGAAACTCCCTGATTGCGGCTAACGAGTCCAACACCATGCAGTACATAGACGTTATGTCTGGGACTACCTTTGCAGACCTAGCCGCAGACGCACCCAAGGCCAAGTTCGTGACCGTGGTGCGGGACTTTGTGGTGTCTGGCTACCAAAGCGCCAACAAGAACAGAGTCCAATGGTCGGGAATTAACAACGAGAAGACTTGGACTACCTCTGCCACAACACAGGCAGACTTCCAAGACGTGCCTGACGGCGGGTTCGTGCAAGGGGTTACGGGTGGCGAGTTTGGTCTAGTCTTGCTAGAGCGCAGTATCGTGCGGATGTCATACGTTGGAACCCCGCTGATATTTCAGTTCGACAACATCGCTAGGAACCGTGGATGCTTTGAGCCTAACTCAGTCATCCAATGGCAGGGTATCACTTACTTCTTAGGCGACGACGGGTTCTACGCCTGTGACGGGCAGAACCTGAAAAACATAGGTGCGGAGAAGGTCAACAGATACTTCTTTAATTCGTTAAAAGAATCAGACTTAGGCAACATGAGTGCCGCCATCGACCCCATCAACAACCTGGTGGTCTGGGGCTATCCAACAATTGACTTGGATTACAGGGTCTTGGTCTACCACGTTCCTACGGGCAAATGGTCGTACTCGGACTCAACGGCTACCCGTGTGGCTCCCGTGTCTACACCTTCCATAACCCTAGAGGGGTTGGATGCGTTTAGCGCAAGCATAGATGCCCTAGGTATTTCGTTGGACAGCCGTAACTGGCTAGGCGGGAAACTGCTCCTCCTTGGGATTAACGGCAACAAGTTGATTACCTTTACGGGGGCTTCCAAGACCGCCACGATTGAGACGGCAGATATTGCGGCAGACACCAATCAGTCCATGATTACGATGATTAAACCCATCGTAGACAACGGGACGGGTAGTGCCTCTATCGCCTCGCGCTTGCAGTTAAACCAGACGGTATCCTTCCCGACGGTCACGGCTGCCAATAGCGAGAACCGCATAGGCGCTAGGTCTTACGGGCGTTACCACCGCGTAAAACTCCAGCCCTCTGGTGATTGGACAACCGCAATTGGGGTAGATGTAGAGATTCAGCAAGCGGGTACTCGCTAATGTTTAGAGTTCTACCGTACCAAGGTGGCGACCCTCGGCAGATTTCCGAGGTGGTCAACAACCTGATGAACGGCAAGTCCAATAACACGGGGACTATTACCCTTGCTACGGGCAATGCCACAAGCACTACCCTGTACGACGAGCGGATTTCTGTAGATACAAAAATTATCCTGATTCCGTTCTCGGACGCGGCAGAGGTTGATTCTGCGCCTTACGGTGCGTTTCAGGATGATACAGACCAAGTGGCAACAACGCTTGGCGATGCGAATATCATGTCCTGCAACACCACGGACTTGTCTAACGGGGTATACCTTAGCAATAGCAATAGATTTAATGTAAGAAACGCTGGTGTTTACTGTATAACTTACTCTGTTCAAGTTAAGAACACGACAAACGATTCGCAGAACATAGACATTTGGCTGCGTAAAAATGGCTCAAATTTAGTTGGAACAAACAGTCGATTTGGTATGCCGCCTAGGAAGTCGTCTGGCGACCCTAGCCACTTAATTTCCGTTACGCCATTTTTTGTGGAATTGGCGGCAAACGATTATTTGCAATTAGCATGGCATCCAAGTGACCTTGGAGTATCGTTAGAACACTATGCGGCTGTTTCAGCATCTGCTGGCGTTACACCAGCCATTCCAGCAACACCGTCTGTGATTATCGTTATTCAATACATAGCGCCACAGGCGTACTCGAACATTTACGTCTCTGCCCAACAGCAGGGTCAGGCAACGATAAGTCACTATGCCAACAGTACGGCAAACAAGACTTATGCTTACATTTTGGTTGGATAATCTTTATAATAGGTGAT